GAGCTTGGCTTTGGTGGTGGCGGGGGTGGTCCCTCTCCTCTCCCGCCTGTCGGTGGCGGTGGTGGCGGAGCGGGTGGCGGTGGTGGAGGAGCGGGTGGCGGTGGAGGCAGATGGGGCGGAGGAAGCGGTCGGGGAAGGGCAGACTCTACGCAGCAAGGACTTGTGGAGGGGTTTCTCGGAAGATGGGGTGTAACAGCAGATATGTATTCAAGGATGACTGAGGCTGAGAGATTATCAGCCACCAAGGCATACTATGAGTTCGAAAAGGGTGCAGGAAATCTGTTCTTTGTAGATGGGGTGTCTGTATCCGTCGACAGCACAGAAGGAGCAGAAGCGGTTAACGCTTATGCTTTAGGTTCTGAATCGGACTTGGGGTTGTTTACATAACTTTGTCAACTGGAATAGTTTAGAGAGGATTCGTTTTGGCTTGGACGCTACAATTACTAAATGATGATACAACCATCGACCTGAATGATGGTACGAATTATTCGGCTATATCGCTGTCCGCCCCAGTTCCTGGGAAGCGGACAGCAGTCGGTGGGAGGAACCTGTTCCGTCACGGTAGCGACCTTCACGCCAGGGTTTATCAGAACCGAGCCGTCACCGTAGGGATACGCATAAACGGTACGAGCAGAGACAACCTGATAGCAAATATCAATGCGATCAACGGACTGCTAGAACGTGCCTCTGAGTACGCCACAACGGGCGTCGGGTCACAGGTCAAGCTGCGCAGGAAGTGGGAGAGCGCAACCAACCAGGTCGACTTCTATGTGATGGATGGAACCCTCAGTATCGGCAATGAGTTTTCTGCTGCGAACAAGATCAACACCGTGATACTCGCAAGCCTGACCGTTATGTGCGAGCCGTTTGCATATGGGGCTGAAGAAACAATCGAGAACTATGTTGCTGATCCAGGTTTCGAAGTTGCAGGAACTGCCCTTGCTGACTGGACTCAGAATCATACTGGTAATGGCACCAGTGCAAGAGATACCTCGGTCAAGAAAGACGGCAACGGATCTCTGAAGTTAGTTATGACCTCATCCGATGACGACGAGATTATCGAACGCCACCAGACCCTAGCCGACGTTGATGCAGGAGAAGTTTGGAGTTTCCAGTGTTGGGTTCGTGTAGACGCTTTGAGCAATTGCAAGGTCGTCATGGGATTGGATTACAATACTGGCACCGATGTCACGGTGGAGACTACCACCGTGAACGCCTCATCCTTCGTAAAGCTTACGAGCAATAACAACACGGTACCAGGGTCAGTGACGTCGATGGTCTTACGGTTGCGCCTTGAGGCGACCGATAATACCGCAACTGGTACGGTATACATCGACAACGTTATAGCAGTTTTGGGATCTGCCGTCCCGTCCGCCTGGGCGAGTTCGCACAGCCTCGGAAACCATTCCGACGAATCCGCCCAAGCATCTTCCAACTGGATAGATATCCACGACGTAGGCGGAGACGTTCCTGCCTTGCTCCAGGTGAAAGTCGCAGAAGGTCAATCGCATGACGAACTATGGGCGGGAGCAAGACATGCAGGACGGCAGTACGATTCCCTGGTTCTGGAAGGCGAGGATGGTACGGCTTCTACAATAGCGCATCCGCAAGTTGGTATTGTGGAAAGTAATACGACGGCATCTGATGCGGCTTATAGTGGCGGAAGTCTGAGAGTTTCTCAGCTTCTTGCTAGTGGCGGCGATGTTGATACCTTGGTCGATGTAAACCACCTGCATTCATTCACGATGGCAACTCCGCCGAAAGGTACGTTCAGAGTGTTGATCGCAGGAGCCGCAAAGAATGGCGCAGGATCAGCGGCTACAACTAGCGTCAATGCGTCAGACTTCAAATGGGGATTGTCTTATACATACGGCGGATTCACGTTACTAGATGACACGAGCCCAGACACCACTTCATTCGTTGCGCTGACAGCCGCGGCACTTGCTGAGAATGTAACAAGCAACTTTGAGATTATTGACTTAGGCACTATCACCATTCCGCCCGTAGCGTCGCCAGACAACCAGACCGAAGCCGCACTGGTGCTGAAGATATTCAACCATTGGGCGACGCAAAGAACTATTCGAGAAGATCAGGAAATTCAATGGTGGACTGATTTTGTTTTCTTGATGCCTGTCGACTTTGGGTCGGCTTATATCTCAAAGACCGATGCGGCTGACGTTGTACTCCTCGATAGTATGAGCGACGTCAAGGGAGCCTATCTTCTTAATACATCTGACGTCGTTCAGAGCTTCCCGAACAATCAATTGGGGCGCAGCTCCGAAGCTCATCCTGATGGAACCCGTGTTTACGTCTTGGCGCAAAATGGCAACTATACCCAAGGCGATACGTTCACGGTATCTGTCACGTACCGCCCTCGATTCCTTCACGTAATGGGGGCATAACATGCCATTGCAACCAACTCTCCAGGTGCGGCTATTTGATAACGATCTATCCAGTCCAACGTTGATTGAAGATCTGACGGATAAGGTTGAGGGGTTGCAGTTCTCAACCGCCCTGAATGGCGGTTTTCATTCCTGCACTTTCACCCTGGCAACTGATCTGGGCTATGCGTGGAACTATTTATCCAGAGAAGGAAAGCGTGGTTATCATTTCAATCGTATAACAGTCCATGAAGACAAGATCCTCATCTGGGAGGGAAGGATCGTAGACATAGAACTCAATATACTTGCCGCACGGCATAACCTGAAAGTCACTGCGCATGGATACTGGGGGTCAATGAAGGATCAGCTTTACACGGACAGCGGCGGAACGGATTGGAGTTCAGGATCGGGGCATCAAATGCACGACATCATCAAAGAAGTTTTAGATGATGAATGTCCAGACATAAACAGCGACCAAACAAACATAGACGATTCTAGCCGTGATCTTGCAGGGATAGACTTTACTACGAAAGAATATCCGCAAGATATCGTAAACAAGCTGACAGATTTGTCTGACAGCGATGGTTCGATTTGGTTCTTTGCGATATGGGAAGAGAGGAAACCTTATTTCTTTAAACGTGCAGTCACCCAGGTTGATTACTATGTCTGGTTGGAGGATCTATCTGACCTGAGATTACAGCAGTCTGCGGTGCAATTAAGAAATGCTATCCTGCCATTTGTTGGCACAACCGAGGGAACAACTCAAACCGATGCGACGAGCCTTGCATTATACCCACGAAGGGAACTCAAGTTATCACTAAACACTGGATCCAATGCAAACACGCAAGCTGATGCCGCTGCCGCATCAGCGGTGGAGAAATCCTTACCTCGTCAACAACAATCTTTTTCAATCGATGGCAGGGTGTACTCAGCACTTGCGGGTGATTCTGGTGGAAGATTGCAAGAGGTTCCACTATGGAGGGTTCGTGCCGGCGAAGTCATCAGGATACAAGACCTGGTTCCTAACAGTGCGGCAACGCCCGCCCTGGATGATGTCAGAACCTTTTACATCATGGAAACCGACTATGCCGCCGATAAGAATGTCCTCAAGATTCAGCCAGACAGACGAAGAAGGAGCCTGGCAAGAACTCTGGCGAATCTTGGAAATATCGAGAAATAAAGGAGACGAGTATGATTGCGGTATTGCTGAGGTTTCTGCCTCCAGAGAAACGTGCGTTGATTGAGTTGATCTTCAGGATCTACAGCCAATTGGACACTCCAGAAGAACGCAGGGATGTTGCAGATTATTGCAGGCAGATGCTTTCTGACGGGAAGATCGGGTTGACTGAATGGAGTAGTTTCGGGAAGAAACTGGGAGTCTTCAGGCTCGGAAAATAGAATATTCTCGCCCCTAGTGTTAGCTCCGTCGGGGTTGTCACTCTCCTCGTTACAATCTCCTTTCGACATTATAGGCTCGGGCATCCTACGGAGCGTTAGATAAGCCTGGGTGGGGCGTATACATAAAGGAGTAAGCTATGAATCTTGGAAAGATCAGACCCCAGATTTTAGTTGCTATAATAAGCGCAACATTCTTCAGTGTTTTCGCATTGTGGATAGGCAAAGAGATGGCTGCGACAGAAGTTGTGACAGCGGTAATAGGCGGAATTTTCGGATTCCTTGGAGGAGTTTCGCTCAAGGTTCTCGAAAATGAGTGACCAGTGATAACTCTGTCACACCGTCACAGGCTTGACCGATCAATAAGGGGGTGACCAAATGAATCATGCAGATAATATTCTTGATAGGTGGGTTAAGGATAGTATACCCAGTTGGCAGAAGATACTACAGGAAAGCATTGAGAAGGGTGATATTAAGCGAAGAGACTACGCAGAGTGGATGCTGAAAGACGTTCTGAAGTATAGGGGGTGACCATGAAAAGAATAAGGGCTTTTGCAGGTGCGTTGAAACGTGGATTGATCTGGACGCTGTTAGCACCGTTTCGTTCTGTTAGGTGGACAGGACGCAAAACGTGGCAGGGTATACGGTACATGGGCAGACAGGTCAAACGCTTCATTTTGGCATGTCTACGTTCGCCCAGGGCGACATATAACAAAGCACGTTCAGCCCGTGATTGGTTACTGGTGAAGGTGGAATACTTGCAGTCTGAATCTGCGAAGTGGAAGACCGTTTTCAACATTGCGAAAAGCCCATACTCGTTGCTGCGAACACTGGGGCTGTCGCCCGCTCAAGCGGCTTCGTTCCTGGTAGCGGGAAGCGTTGCAACCAGTGGGGTCGTGGTCAATGAAACTATCCTCGCAGAGAAGAGTTTCAGCAATGGCGACCCTGGCATTTATGCTGCACCGTCCGACGTTCCTGTCTTTTTTGAAGAGCAGTTTAATACCCTGCGACTGGACCTCGCTGCTACGAGCGTCGGACTCATCGAGATCACAGACATGTCCCTGGGTACTTCGTATACGGGGTCCGCACTTCCAAATGGAGAAACGAATGTGATAATCGTTGGAGGGCTGCCGACCGTAGCTGATCCTGCTTTCACTGGTACGTATCTGGAGGTCGGGCATATGATTGTTGACCGTTGGCGGTGCGAAACCTTGACGCTATCCAACATAGAAGCGCATGAGCTTATCGTCCACGGAAATCATTCTGACGGGCAATCGATAGCCGCTGTACCAGGAACTCCGAGGGACAGGGGCGTGAATGGCGGAAACAGGGCAGATGACATGCGAGCCTCATTCTCATACTACGACCAACTGAAGCTCACCTCGGCAACCAGTGGCGTTAACGGAAGGGTCGACGTCCTGCGATTAAGTAACCTATACAGTAAGGGAGGAGGGTGCCTCATCGACAGGGTCAAGGCGGGTACGCTTGAGGTGAGACTTAATGAAATCGGGGGCGACAGCAATCTGGCGACTAAAGCGTTCGTGATTGCAGATTCAGTGGTTTACCAGAGCTTCACTAACACCGCAAACACCGAAGGCACGATGGCGGTTCCTGCGGTGCAATAAGCCTATGATATAATCCCAGTTGGAACGATGGTTTCAAAGTGGCACATCGTTCTCTCCTCTTTTGAGATGCCCAATGGTTCCCCACCACTGGGCATCTCTTTTTGTTTGCCCTAGATTGCACAATTTAGCCCAATTCACCCAAATTGCCCGAAATTGAAACGCTTCTAGGCGTGGAATGTACTTGTAAAAGGGTTTACAAATGCTGTTTCACCTTGTACAATTACATTGTACAAGGTAACAAACAACGAAGGAGGCAGAAATGAAAGCAACAATCACGGAGCATACCATCGACCTGCCGGTCATCACGGCCGATGGTAGCATTGGCCAAGAGCCAGTGACCTACTGGTGGGTGAAGTGGGGGCCAGGGCTAACCCAGGCGGTGGTCTGCCTGGACAAGGCAGAGGCCGACAGGGTAGCCATCTTAGGCCAGAAGGGAGTGACCAAAACAGCGGAGCCTCTGGTGTCCTTCCGAGGCTCCCGCTAATCGTCCTGATGAGGCTAGGTAGCTCCTAGCCGAAACGTCACAAGCGTCGGCGAAAGCTAATACGAACGAAGGAGAGAACGATGGATAACTTGAATGTCATAGCAATCAAGGACGTTGTAGATGGAACAGTCGAAGAATGTACATGGGAAGAATGGTATGTGGCGAATAAGGAAAGTGGCAGTATGGAAATTGAAGAATTGAACGACATAGAAGCCACGTTAGACAGGAAGGAATCGTACCATATGGGCGGCGGGGCTTCGCCAGAACTCACGATAACATGGGTGGGCAAGGTGATCTATCAGGGGAATACTCGTATCTGGCAAGGTCGTATCAACAATTC